ACCTAACTGCCAAGATTGCTCTGCAGATATAGTATCTTGATATGGTGCTTGTTGATACACATGGTCATCATATGGTAAAAAAGATACACCAGACATCTCATCAAAGTTCTTAAACACGAATGCGCCTACATCAACCCATTCATCTGATTTAACAGACACAGTTACAGATGGCTTATGCTCACACCAATGCCTCTGATATATTAACCACATCTCTAGTTGCTCTATAGCAGACATATGATGTCTAGTGACGCATGAATCTGGTGACCTCATAGGAAAACTAAACACAGTTGTTGTATCTGGTTTCATAACACAAGGCTCACTAGGTATCCCTTGATTCTGCATAAATTGTGTAAGTGGGTCTTTATTATCTCCTCTTACTGTACGCACATAAAATCTACTATGCCTAGCGTGAATACCAGATGCACTGTTGCATAATTGTGACACTGTGCCACTTGGTTTGACGCAAGTTATAGCAGTGCTTGCAGGAATCTTAAATTTTTTAGAATACTCCAAGTTAGTTTCAACTGCGGTCATTCTAAGACTTTCTAGAATATTAGGTAAGTTTTTTCTAGCGTCTTTACTCTGACCACTCATCATTATATTATCCATAATACCTGTCAAAGATACGCCAAGTAATCTTTCTTCCTCAGTATTCTTTTTCCATATCTTTCTTAAATATGGGAAGTTAGTGAGGGTAGCTTGTGCTGTTCCAAGTATTGTAGCTATCTTTACCTTCTGACAAATAGCATTGTAGTCGTCCCCCTCTCTAACTACCACCTCAGTGAGGTTACAGAACTGATAGGGGCGCAAAATGATTTCACTGCAGGGGTTACACCCAAAATCATGTTGTGGGTCTCTACGGCCATAACTCATAGCCTGCTTACGTGCGGCTACTCTATTGAATATTCCTCTTTCTCCAGAACGAGACTCTACAAGTGAAGTCCATTCTCTTAAAAAAGTTTCAGAGTCTGGCTTATCTGTATAGGCAACACTATTATTAGACAATGCCATATGAGGTGCATTTTCCCACCATTGACCAGTTTTAGCGTGTCTCATTCGTATATCTGAAAGATTAGATAAAGATATCATAGCACTTCTACGTACTCCACCAGATACAACCACTTCACCAATCTTACACATTAAACTGTGACAATCATAACTAGAAAGTTTTTTACCTTTATTATCTTTAAATAAATTAACAGCGAATGTGAATAAATTGTTTAATGGCCCAGGACCAGATGCTCTACCACCAAATATTTTTAGTCTAGCACCTGCAGGTCTAATCTTAGATAAATCCCAAGATGGTATTTCTCCTGCATACAATAAAGCTAATAACTTACGTAATGCTTTTGCCCACCCTTCTTTGCTATCGTGTACAACAATAATATCATCACTATCGTACAGTTCCTGCGGTATCTCTGGTAATTTATTTATTTTATCTCTTTCTACAGAAAATCCTACACCAGTTCCACAGAGTAAAACATACATAGCTTCATCAAATGATTTCATATCATCAACAGGTAGATAAGCACAATTATACCCAGCTGTATTATCTCTTTCTAGAGCTGGGCCAGCTGTCATCAAGGCTCTCATACTCGGCATTACTTGCAAACCATATATAGCATCCCATATTTCTTCAGTTGTATCATAATCTATGTTAGCTTTACTAGACATAAAATCTACATATCTAGTTACCGTTTCACTCCATGTTTCCCTGCGTTGTTGGTCGTCCATCCAACGTGCATAGCGTGAAATAGCTATAAAATTTTGGTAGTCTGTTGGTAATGCGTTATTCATACTTGTCTCCTTTAATAACTTACGCTTACATCTTTTGATTCTAATCCCGAATGTTCATGGAACATATCTTCGATTGTTTCTTCTAATAATATTGGTAGTTCTTCCTTATCTGGTGTGAACTCATCTAAGTCTACATTAGCTATAATTTTTATTTTAACCTTTACCGTTTTGTCCGCCATACTTGGTCCTAACAGTTTCTAGTAATAGTTCAAGATACCAATGTGCTTTCTGTAAGTCTTGCTCTGGCTTACCTTTGTAATGATATCTCCACAGATACTTTAATATAGCACCTTGTAAGTAATATTCAAACCCATCTCCCAACATTTCTTTCATAGCATCTATGCATTCTATGCCACCTTGTCTATAGTGAGATGGATTAATTGCATCCGCTTCTCCGTTATATATACCTTTAAATTCTAATTGCTCTGCCATATCTCCTCCTAGTGTATGGTATGTAATTGATTGAAATCTTTATTAAAACTTAATTGTCCTTGCTCTATTAGTAGCTCTGGATTATTCATAGCATAATGTGCCATGCCACGCAAGAGTAAAGTGTAAAAAGCCATCTCATCTTCACTAGAATCTACAAAATTGTGAACTAGTTCTACATCGTAAGATTCTTCAGTTTTTAAATTTCTTACTATTAAAACTGAATCACCTTCAGCTAAAGTTACTGTTTTAAGTTTTTGCATGAGACCATCTCTATAAAATGTTCGGCATCTACTATTGCCAAAGGTTTTTGTCTATTCATTTTTATTATTAATAAAGGCTCACCTTTGTTATTGTGTGAAATTGCTTGTTCATAATAATTATATATCGTTTTAGTTCTTTCTGTATTTTTGCATTCTATGTCGTAAGAAAACTTTTTAAAAGCTGCAGTTGATAATTGTACATCTACTCCATTAACTCCCATCGGTGTTGAACGAACATCAAGTGTCGTTAAATTTTTAAATACAGAAAGTAACTTGTCAGCTACCCAAGTTTGAAGTCGTCTTCCTTTTGCTTTTGATGTCCTCGGGGACATCTTCTTCTTCAACTCTGATTTCTGTAACAGTTTTGATTGGGATGTACGTGCAGGTGTTTTCACTGCGGATGCACGGAAACGACTCCCCTTTGTTGACTTGATGTAGGAACTCTTCCGCTTCATACCTTTTGAGTTTAAAATTCTTGACATTGCTATCTCCATACTTAATCTGCAGAGTTACGCCACTCATTAGATATGTGCGTATACCAAACCCACTTTGGATTTCGTCCTTTACTTGAGAGCTGTCTTTTGAACTCCAGGTCTTTCCAACAGGAGAACTTAAAGGGGCAATAAGAGCATTCAAATCCAAGGACTCTGTTTCCCGTAGGCTTTGAATAATAAGTCTCTTTAACGTCGGAGAAACATCTTTTAAAAGGTTTTCCATTATGAATGGACCTATGAGTTTTTTTGAGAGCATTTAACACCTCTTTCTTTTCTTTATCATCATCTGGAGCTTCAGCAAAATTTATTTGACCTGTTGATTTATTTATAGCTATCCAACCTTTAAACGGTAACTTTGCGGCTTCTCCATACGCATAGCCTTGCGTTACGTAACCAAATGTATCACTGCCTTTTATATTTTCAAAAGCATTATCTGAATTAAATTTATGGTCAAACGCATACGGCGATACAGTTTTTATATCATAAATACCATCTGATAATTCAATATCAAATTCTCCTTTGATATCAATATCTTTGTTTTTTAACTCTACTTTTTTGTGTATATTTTTTACTTCTATTCCAGATGCTTTTATAAGTGTAATTAACACAGCTTCTAAAATGTCCCCTATAATCATACGCATTTTAAAACTATAATCTTTAGGTTCTTCTTCAGTATTCTTAGCTTGCATCTGTAATTGGCACAGAGGTTTGCCCACATTGCTCATTCTAAGTTTAAAGCCTTCTTCGTCTTTATCAGAGAAATGTTTTTCTAGGGCTTTTCTGGCTAACGTAGAAAATTCATCTAGCAGTTGAGAGGGCATTTCTACCCCCTCATTTGCTGCTTTCGACAAGAAAGATAATAGTTTTGCTTGATGAATATTCATTAGCTAATCAATAAATCAGGATTATCCAAATCATCATCTAACGCACCATCTATGTCAGCTATGGCATTGTCAACTATAGTGGTGTCATCTGTAGCATCAATAACTATACCTTTATCTTGTAAGGCTTTGTCATATTGAGACATGACATATTTATTTTCCTTATCTACTAAATCAGAAAAATAATGTAGTAGTTCTTGGTCATCAGAGGTAAACTCCACGGCATCCTTATCCACATTGAACTCTGCTACGTAATACACATTACTACCTTTCTTCTTTTTGTTAAGAGTAGCACTTAACTTGTAAAAGAGAAAAGGTTTTTTCTGTGCAGACAAAGAATCCAACGTCTCAGATAAGGGCATAAAGTTTGCTCCTCTGGCTCTCCATAGAACAGGAACAGTGATATCCCCAACATCTTTACCATCAGCATCCACCGTATTTGCTAGGAATGCTTTACCATATAGCATTCTGTAACATGATGTTTGCTTTTGGCGAATAGCATCTGCTCCAGTTAGTGACTCTCGTTTAGCAAGAGGCACAGAACCACAACGCATAGTGCCAAGACAATCTGGAATCTCTGTGTTAGGAAAAAGATTCTTGGCCATAATTGACTTGTTAACTGTTTCACCTGCGTCGGGGTCATATTGTTGATACTGAAATCTCTGCAGGAATATTTGTAATTTTACATCTTTGGAATACACATCATCACTTCCATGCATTGTAGTCCAAGAGCCTGCAGGGATTTGTCTCCCATTATCATCTTCGTGGTCTCTATTTATTTTTAAAGTAGAGTGAGCCATACTTGGCCCGTCCATTGTGGTTTGTCCAATAACATCTGCTATGTCATTGAAATTTATATCTTTTTTTATTGTAGGTAAACTACTCATTTAAGTTTTTCTCCTTATAATTAATTTAGATTTCTATGTTTTACACTATAATGTTTGGTATGTCAACAGTATATATTTTTTTCTTTCATATTAAGCCAGTCTTTTCCAATCTCAATGTCTACCTCAAGAGGAACTGTCCATTTAACATTGTACATATTCTCAAATAAATCTGTAACTCCTGTCATAGATTTATAAGCAATTTCAGCAACAACGTCTTCCTCTCCAGGAAATACATCAATTACGACGGAGTCATGGACCGTATTAATAATAAGAGAGCGTAACTTTTTGACGTTAATCTGATGTTGTAGTTTAATAAGTGCCAACGGCATGATGCAACCACCTGCAAGACCTTGTACAGGGTAGTTCTTGATTGCGGGTGCATTCGACGCAATACCACTAGCAAGCCGTCTAGTATCTGGAAAAGCAAATTGCTGACCAGTATACAGAGCAACAATACCTGTCGATATAGCTTCAGTTTGTATATTTTCATGCCATTCTCCTAACTTAGGGTATTTCTCTACAAAAGCTTTATAATAAGCTGTTTCATTAGGTGTTCCTGTAACACCGCCATACAAAGGCTTAAACGTATGCGCCTTTGCCAAAGTCCTCTCTTCTTTTGTGACATCTTTCTCATCTTTACCAAAGATGATTGAGGCAGTATATTTGTGAACATCACTACCATCTAAGATGTCTTTTAACATATTAGAGTCTCCACATAGTTGAGCGGCTACTCTAAATTCCAACTGACTATAATCTGCTTGTAATATCTTACCACCTTCAAATCTAGAAACTACAACTGCACGAACAGGAAAAGTATTTCCTCTAGGTTGATTCTGGAAGTTAGGGTCAGAAGACGATAGTCTAGTTGTTCTTGTTACACACTGATTGTATTTAGGATGTAGAACTCCATTAATACGTGTGTTTCTTTCAATGCCACCAACAAAACTATTGAGATATACATCAACTGCATTAAGTCTAGTGACACATTCTAAAAATGTCTCAGCATCTTTGTTACCTTTATGTCTAGCTACATTTAATAAACGCAATATAGTAGACTTATCAGTAGCAAATCCATTTGCAGAAACATCAAGAATATCTCTAGGATTCATGGTCAAACCACCAATCTTAGGTAAATTCTCTAACACATAACCTTTGCCATCACACGTAGAACATTTTGTGAGTCTTTTGTAAGGCTTACCATCTTTCTTCATCTTCTGATAATTACCTATACCTTTACAACTTGTACAATGTTTGGCTCTAGTCTTGTGAACTCTTTTAGTTAAAGCTTTGATATTATTAACAAAAACACCTATGCTCATTCTGGGACGATACAAAGGCTTGCCCTTTTCATTGAGGCCGATGTTAAAAACTTCTGCCCATTTCTTTTTATCTATAACTTTACGAGAGTAAATCATTTGGCTTAACTGTTCTGGTGACGCAAAATTGACGCGGGTATCTCCCATAACGTCATACATTATTTCTTCCATTTTACTTTCCAATGATTTTTTCTCAACTTCATAGTCATATTTAACTTTTGCTAATTGTTGTGAATTGATTTTAATTCCATTTCTTTCAATTATAGCTAAAATATACAAAAAGCTGTTCATTAACTTTAACTGCTTTTCCATATCTTGATTAGCAGGCTTACTAAATAAATCCATATGTGAATCATATAGTTCTCTTGTAGCTAAAATGTCAGCACAACCATACTCTTCTACTACATCTGGTGGCATTTTATTAAAGCCAATACCTTTTGCCAAGTAGTCAGTAACTAAATCAGCTTTCTTTTGTGTAACCTTGCGCCTTTTACAAGACTCCTCTAGGCTCACTCCCCACTTCTGCCCACGCAAAAGTAAGTATTCACCAATCATAGTGTCATATACTCGCTTATTATATTTAAAGCCACTCTCCCATAACCAAACTAAGTCAAACTTTATATTGTGACCTACAAGTAAATTAGTTTTATCTAGCACAGATTGTACCTGTGAGTGTGACATTTTTGCATCAGTGACCTTCTCATCATGATTAAACCAAACAAACTTGGGAGTGTTATCAGAGCACGTATTGTACTGTACTGATACTAAATAATTATCATGATGAAAAGGTGTTGGGTCGCTTCTTCTTGAAGCGTCCTTTTGAAAAGTAGTTTCTACGTCTAATGTTGTAATCATGCTGTGAACCTGCTTCTTGCTATATCTAAGTTACATACTATATTACCATGAAAACCTGTCAACTTATTTTTAGATATTGTTAAATATCTTCTTTCATCTTTATTGTCAGTTATATCAGATTTACCAATACCAATAATTAAATCGGCTTCGGCGGCTTTACCAGTTTTACTGTTCTCCATCATAGCGTAGGTAACATTTGTTTTACTTTCTGCATCAGCAGACGCTTGACTAATACCAATACCAAAAAGATTGTGACGTTTACAAACTTCTCTAAATTTTGTATAGATAGCACGTAACTTTTCATCTGTTCTAGCAAACGAACCCATCACATTAATTTTATCTAGTTGGTCTATAATTAATATATCTGGCTTTTTACTTTCACAATATACATTAAGCCACTCTATTGATGCATCAACATTGTCTACCATTGTAAGATTAGGTGCTATCTCAGCAAATGCCTTCTTAGCTTCGCCCTTCTTCATAAACAATTCATCTTGAGTGTATCCTGTGTAAGCAGATGCAGCTCTAAGCATTGTTCTCCTAGCTGGTTCTTCGTTTGTAATAATGTGAACATCAGCACCTTGACAACAAAAACCATTTGGAGAGGCGGCTAGTGATACATAAAATGCTGTCTTACCTATCTCTGGTCTAGCAAAAGCAATCATGAACTCACCACCTTTGCCACCACGAACCATTTTAGATAGACTAGGAATATTAAACTTCCAACAATCCTCTGTCTGTATGTAGTCTAACAAAGTATCTAAATCAGTAGGTACAGGCTCTGTCTCATCATCTGGTACAAAACCATCTTCAGACTTTTCAACAATTGATTTTATTTCTTGTAACTTTTCAGTAGAGCCTTCCATGATTGATAAAGATAGGTCAGCTATACGTCTGCCTACTTCCTGTTGCCATATACTTCTTACAACGTCATTAGCCACATCTTCACCTATATGAGGAAGTGAATCAATATCATCTAATATGTCAGCTACAATCTCTTTACGTGCTCTGGTTGCTGTTGGATTATCAACGCCATACAACTCTCTTATTTCCAAAACAGTTAAGTCTCTATCGTATTTGTTGTGACCTTTAACAATAGTGTCAAACAAATCCGCCAACTCTTGTGGAAACATTGAACGTATAACTTTGGATTTATTGTTGTCGTAAAAATCTTTACGTAACAACAACTTAATTAACTGTTGCTCAATACTAATTTTCTTATCTCCTCTGCGTTATAATATTTTAAATCGTCTTCTATTCTCATTATATTACACTTAACAATGTATGATAAATACTTCTGTAAGTCAAGTGATTTTCTTGTTGCATCTGGGTCTAAACATATTTTAACTTCTTTAAACTTCTTTAAAAATGTCAAATCGGCATCTTTCATATGCGTACCCATTAGGGCAACACCTGTTGCTACATGTGATACAGCACACGCACTAGCGGCATCTTCTACTAGTACAGCTGTTGCATTATTGCCACACGTAAATAATTTATCAGACTTGCCATACCTGTACC